AATCACTATTGACATCTACGCCTTTTGGAATCATCCAAACGGAACTTCCTGCACCAAAGGCATCAAGGATACTTAGCGTACCCGTGTCTGGTGTACCTGAAGGAGCACCGTTTCCAGGGAAGTTTTGGTCACCTACAGAGGAAATGTAGATAGCACTAGGCCCGTGTTGTATACCGTCTATGGGATGTAATCCACTAACAGATAAATACCTAGCTTTTAGTTTAGATTGATCAGCGATATTCCAAATACCAAACTTGTCGCAAAGCTCTCCGTTAACATCATAATATAACCCATCTGCGGGACTAGCATTAAAGGGGAAAGGGAAGTGAACATTCTCCACATCAACAACACTATTTCCTAAGGCCCTAACACACATCCCTCCAACCGAGAACTGCTGAGAGCCATCTACACCCGGACTTCCGTAGGTAGGAAGTCCTAGCTGTCTATTGAAGATGATGGCATTAAGCTGCGCTGTATTATTTACTGTTTTTGGGGTAACGCCCGCATTAGGAATTGCATCTAAAGAACTAGCTGTTACACTAACGATATCATCTGGGTTTGCGTAAAATTGCATCGACCCAGCAGAAACAATTGAACTAAAGGAGGCGAACTCTGGGTCAGTGGGTGCAACTTCTCCTAAAAGAACACCGCCAGAGAGGCCCGTCCCCCAGTTAGCTGGATAAGCACCTAAATCTTTCATGGTTATGGTGCTGTTATTATCAGCAACGATGCACGCCTTTGTTGAATGAAGCTCCACCGACGTATGGTTTCCTGGTGCAGAAACACCGAAAGATGCATCAGGCACTCGGCTCTCCGGGGCTCTTCTTGGTTCAAACGTAGCAACTGAGTTGTTCATCGCCAACACATCGACCCCGAACTGAGCAACCGCTGTTGGTCCGTGAAAAAAGATTTTAGAGGCTGCGTCAGCTACCGCCCCCGCCAGACTCTTTTGTTTTCTATACTCGTTGGGTCCTACTATGTAAGTTGCCGCAGTCAGTGCTCCAGTCAGTCTAGCCGTGGATCCCTCAGTAGCTAGGACTCCCCTACCAAAAACAGTTTGATTATCATTAGTAGAATCAGTTACTAAGATGTTAGCTTTATACAGGTCAAGAACAGAGTTCTTTGCAGCCTTAAGAGCAGCAGAGCCGCCGAAGGCATTACGATACTTAGTGTATCCGTAAGAAGTAACAGCATTATCCTTAGGCTTAAAACCAAACTTACTGTTGCTGGCTAGATCTACATGCACGCTATTACCAGAAAAATCAAGTTGAGATCTATTTCCATCGTTAATTTCGGAATCAGAATCAAAAGTAAGAGTAGAGTTGTTAGCTAATATACCTTGCTCTTGAGATCCGTCTACGGTCAGGTCCTCATAAGAAAATACAGACCCTTCACAAACAATACCTTTCTTATTGCCATAAACATCTATTAGACCCTTAACATCTGCAAAGGAAGAATTTAATTCAATGCCCACCAAATTATTCAACTCAGAAACTAAAGCTCCTCCCGTGACTCTGTTTTCTGTAGTTCTTTGGACCCCACCTATAAGTTTAGAGTTATCTAGAACGATGCCTTTAGTGTTCCTGGAAGCAACAAAGAGTGCGTCCCTACCAGAAGCTTGATAATCACCAACATCATCAAGGGAAGAAGAAGCGAGAGAGCTTAGGGTTACTTCACTATTAATTGCATGAATACCTACCCCCTTCTCAGGGACTCTAGTTGTTTCTGTACCCTCATAGTTTCTGTAAGAGAACGCTGACCTCGACAAGGTTACAGCAGAGTTAAGGAACTTAAATCCAGCTTCTTTATTTCTTACAGAGGCACAGTTTTCTAGAACTACTTTAGAGTTATTTACTTCTATACCTACGTTTTGATTTTGTGTTTTTGCTGGGTTTCCCGTGGTAGAATTAACTAGGAAGTTTCTTATGTATATTGGACCATCGCAATTTTGAACTTTGATCTTAGTGCATTTATTTCCGTAATAGTTTCCTCCTAAGTTAAGTCCTACTGTAAAAGCAGTCCTTGCTAAAAAATTACCAGTAAAATTATTAAAACCACTAATATCTAAAGTGCTGATAGTAGTATCATTTACAGTATTTTCGAATGGGTTTATTCCGAAAACATTTGAAGTACCTGGAAATACTGTTGTATTAACTAAATTGAAAGATGCGTGTAGCGGGGCAAACCTACTTGTGGCATCAATCCTAGGATAAAATATAAAATTGTTATTACGGTTTGACCTAGCATCAACAGTGCTTGATAAAACTGGTGTTTGTATGTGAACGCAACTAGTGTCTGACAATGTAGCACTTATATCAAGCGCGGAAATTTGACTAGTCATGTCAATAAACTGATTAAAATTGGGTGGGGCAGCGGCTACATGTGATGTTGAAGATGCGTTTAGAATTCTAGAAAAGTTCCTGTTTACTATTTCTATAGAACCATTCTCTTCTATTCTAAAGTTATTCAGTTCAAGTGGCCCAAGGTCTCCAAAGTTAGCTACTTCAACAAGAACTGGGAAACGAACTACTTTTGGGATAGCCGCTATAGCAGAGCTTAGGTCAGTAAAAATATTTCTATTCTGCTGTAAGGTTAACGCAGGGGCGTCAGCGGATACCGTAAGCGCGAGCCCTGGTACGCCAGCAGAGGTAGTAAACCCTTGCTGCTCCCAAAGCTCGTATGTGCGCTCCTCTAAATCATAAAGAGGTAGGTTATCCTGCTCCCAATTATAGAAGGTACTTGTATCAAACTTGGTAACATAAGGCGTCCAAGCATTGAATAGCATTACGTTTCCGCTGCTTGTGTATATGTCGTTTTTATTGAAGGCCATATCAGAAGTTTATTGTCCATCTAAAAATTAGACTAAAATCATTAGTCTTCACTATATCGCTGAATGTTCTGTAACAAACTAAGATTGGCCTGTCCTGTGCATTCCCTGTTGGGTTCTTCATGAACATGCCAATCTCGTTTATCGCTGCATCGTTACCGCTCCTTTGAAGGTCATTAGCGGTTTCCTCGTCTACCACTAACGTATATCTAACCGAACTGTCATTGATGCGAGTCATTTTACTCGTTGGTATTTCTGCAAATACACTATTGGGTACAACTCCCGCACCAACAAGTTGTTCGCCTACAAAAATTTGATTATTAGTTCCCGTACCATACTCAGCTACAGAGGACAGTGCCCCAGATAACTGATTGATTGAACTGACCACGCCGCCCGCTGGAGGACCTGACACTCCTAACTGAAACTTCTGAATCTGATAATCTAGAATTTGGTCTGAGCCAGAGGCGGTAAATAAATAGGATAATCCAGTTCCCATGCCTGAAACAATAATGTTTGAATCATCTAGAAGGATTTCTTCTTCCCCCGACCTCTCCCTCTTAATAATTGTGAGATGTCCTGTAATCCCTAACTCTTCTGTAAAATTCTTCATAGGAAACGAAGCCTCCACTTTATGGTCATGTCTTGATATTGTGTAATGTCATCAATGTATGTAAGGTCCTTCGACAACCCTTTTCTACAAAATAACCTATACTTTCTAGGATTATCTAGTGCGCTAAAGGCAAACGGGGGAGTATTTCCTTCCGTAAGAGACGCTTTAAGATCTAAAGCCCATAGGCCCATGTGGTACACCCCCCCGTAAAAGTGCAAGCAAGCCAAATCATCCTTGGATAATGTGAGGGCATACTCTACTGTACCGTTAGATGCAAAACTTGCATTAGAAGAAACGGTAACGCCGTTCTGAGTGTTGGTTCCCGAGACTACAGAAATGAATCCATCTGTATCTATAGAACTGGCCTCATTAGCATAGCTACCCGCAGTAAGTGAAAGCTCATTAGAATCACCTTCTTCTATTGAAGAGAACGTCAATAGCATAACACCTTCAGTTCCTGTTTCAGAAGCCCCTGGGGGGTATGTGCCCGCAAAGGCAGCGGCAAGCTGTGAGTTCAGAAAATTTTTTGAAATAGGAAGTATACCTTCTTTAATAAATACAGGATGATAATTTTGATGCTGTCCGGGGCTAGGACCAAGAGCACTCAGGCTGAAAAAGAATCCTCCAGAAGGATTAGGATCATTAGTAACATCCGTACTTAACTCTAAGGCACTTAGCTGGGGATCTGGTGCGGTAGGGGTATAGTTAGATACTGGGTAGTATACTTTTCCTGACTCAAACTCTTTGTCAATATACAACGCCACTGACGAATAATTATTACTAGAAACTTGGGTAGTTAGTAAATCGGCTACTGCGCCGCGAACAACGCCGTTTGTTATTCTAGCATTAGTAGTGCCAGAGGCATAGCTCTGGGGAGCAGTACCAAAAGACATCGCTTGTATTGTAAAGTTAGACGCATCTAGAAGAGAGGATAGATCAGGTATCTCCGAGTAGGATGGGGAGATAGTCATGATATCAGCAAGGATAGACCCAGCCCCATCCGTCAACATGTTATTGTCGCTGAAGATTACTTTATCCCCTTGCCAAATTTCTATTTCTCCTCTCATCAGTTATCAAACTCCACTTCTGTATACTGAGATCCTACTTTGGTATTAGGAACCCAGTCAGGATGTTGCCTGTAGTTGTTTCTGCTTCCGCCGCTGACACCCAAGTCATCAGAACTTATGTTGGCGTCTCTGGTCGCGAAGACCGTAGTGTGCATTCCTGCTGGCTGTCCTATCAACCCATTATAGAATTTTAATAATCCTGCAATTTCTTTTTTTTCCATGAAGTATTTGTATTCTTCAATGAATGGAGTTAAGGGAATACCGCTTGTTTCTAAACCAAACCCTGTGGAAAGGCCCGCCTGATACCGAAGCGTTGTGTCTTGTAACTCAATAGAATCAAGCAACATGTATTTATCAGCGTTATTATTTTCTAAGAAGAAAACTTCTATAACATAATTTCTATCTTTATGTATTTGATCCGTCTTCTTAAACTGTTCATTGTTCTTATCTATAATTTTTAAATATTCATAATTATTATGAATAGTAAAGTTTCTTGTATCAAACTTTACTGAGAACTCATCGAAGTAATCTTCTTTTATTGTTTCTAAAGAAACGTCAGGATATTTTTTACTTTGAGTGTCCTGTGCATTTAAGCAATACTCTATGACTGTATTTCCCCTATCTCTTAAGGTGAAATCAAAGATATGAGATAGTTTAGATTTAACTTGATTTATACTCAAATCAGTTACATCAGTAGGAATCCATTTACCCTCTCGGTTCCATGTCCACATTAGACCTTGTTCTGGCTCTGTATGGATCCATATCCCCATTTTTCCTCCACCAAGAATACCTATCTCTTCGTCAGCCACTAAGGCTTTTACCTTAAGCTCGAACTGATGCTCAGGGACTAAGGTGTTTACTGAGTCTCCATAAGAAGACAAATCAAATCTAAGCCTGGGTAAACCCCCAACAGTTTTACATTTTACAACAGTATTGTTTATTAAATAATTAGCCTTTCCAGGAACCTTAGCTGATGAGTCTAACCTAATAATTTTAAACTGATTTGGGCTAGGTCCGGAAGAAACATCACAGAACTCAATACCACTAAGAATTGTAGGGTTTCTGTAGTCCGCAGAACTAACAGAATCTAAATAGGTTCCAGATATAGGGATCACTGCTTGATCAGGATCTCTGGCGATAAATGTTCCAGTTCCTCCATCAGAGAAAATGTTTGTGTTATTTATGGGCTTATCATCTAACAAAGAAGTCTCCAAGAATGACGCTCCATTAGCTCCCAACTTTTCAAAATCACAATTGTAAAGCCCTTTTCCAAAAATGTGAGCAAAGATATATCCTCCCGTTCTATCTGGATAATCTCCTCCCACAGGGTGCCTATTAAAGTTCTTGCAGTAGGTAGCATAAAGCTTTTGGAAGTCTGTTCCTGGGCTAAAGCCTTCATAATCTTTGAAAGAGCTTAGTACATAACCACTTGCAATAGCCGAGTTGGCAAAGCTTTGTATTTGATCTTTCCAGTACATATCATCCGAAAAACTCGACGGACTATTGTTTATCTGTCTTTCAGCAAAGTCCCTAGCCTTCCTTTCAAAAATAGAGTGCATCGAAAGATAAACCTCTGGGGTTTGGCAACGATCAACGTATCGGTCAGTAGCAGAAGAGATGTCCTCATTTTTTGCATCCGAACCCAAACCACCAGCAAAACCTCGATAAGGAAAAGTGTTGCTGGTGTCTATGCCGAAGAAGGTTTTGTTTGATTGCAAGTTCTCACAAAAATCCCAAACTCCAGAGATATTAGTATAGTCCTCAACAGGATAGAAAGAATTAGAGGAGGGTATGTAACCTAATGTAAGCTCTCCTAAAGAGCTTGGCAGGGATTCTTCGTTTATAAGCTCTGCCCACTGTACAGGGGCGTTGAACCCAGTTCTATCGTAGTAACCTTCTTTAGGCAATACATTCTTAAGGTTACGTCTCCTGAGAGAATTTCTAGTCGGACCTACAATAACATCAGTTGAACTTAGTTGCGATGTGATTGTATCCACTTGATCTCTTTTAAACGTGCTATAGCCTTCGGGCGTCTTAGCTGACGTAATCTCTACGCCACTTACGGCCACGTTACCTAGAATTGTTCCTGAAGAATACCCTGCCCTAGTATCCTCCTTGTCCAAGCCAACATAAGAGAATATCGTAGAAGAAGGTTCTGTAAAATCAAAAGCACTAGCATTTAAGTTTACTCTAGGAATAGAGTGCGCTGGGCTGTATTCTTGAGTAACTCTGGCGGTTTCATATAAAGCGTACTTAGAATCATTCTCTAGGTTAGAGCTTCTAAAATCGAAGTCAGTATTATCAAAATCTAAAAAGAAATGCGAAGATTTTCCATTCCACAAGCTCAGTAAGTTCCGCTCATAGTCAGAAATACTAAACATTACATCGTCATAGTTTGGTGGATTTTGAACTGAGCTAAAGAACATCAAGAATTCATTTAGATCCTCAATATTATTGTCCGCTTTTACGGTAGCTTCTGATATATAATCACCCACCTGATCAGCAAACTCTGGCCTGACCTTAAAGCATTTTAGTTTGTCAACTAAAACCTCTACCATAGGTTGCGTAACAACACAATCCCTAAAGTATTTCACTTCCTCGAAAGGGGGTATGGGATAATTTTTTCTGCCTCTGAAATTGAATACAAAATCTGGATCTCCCTCAAAGAGAAGATACTGTACTTTAGAATCATCCTGCGGATGCTCTATACCCGCCATATAAACCCCAACTCCGAAAGGGCCTGGGCCTACCGCGTCATCCCACTGCGCCCGCTCGCCGTAATCATACCGTTGTCTTCGGATGGCCTCGTATCCTGGTCCACCGCTAACGTGTGCGTGCCAACCTAGAGATTTGGGATCACCGACAATGCTGTAGACATCTCCTTTAGTCCCATCATCATTCATCTTGTAGAATCTAGGCAGTGGATATTCCTCACCAAAAGAGCGGAAGTTTTCTGGGAACTGTCTTGCTAAATCTAGAAGAATAGTATCCGTGGTTAGTTTTAGATTTTCCTCTAGGCTGCTTGTACTATAAACAAAAACCCCAGACTCAGAAGCTTTTTCAGGAGTCCACGTTCTTAAGTTTTTAAATAAAGGGGACTCTGTTCCCAGGCTGTACCAAATCAAAAAGGGTAAATAAGATTCCCAAAGAGGAATTATGCTTCCGCTAAGATCAAGTACACTGTTTACGATCAATGCATTCAGCGCCGCACGAAGAGCCCCCTCGGTTCCAATCTTCTTGTAGATGTCAGTAGCTACTCGAAGTTGATGCCTCCACTTTTCTGATGCGTTTCCTCTTAGCTTAAAACCAATAAGATCTGCTATGTACCTTAGCCTTTCTGGTGGAGCATTCTCAATATCATAAATATACTTTAAGTCCTCAACCTGATTTGATATGTCAGCGAAATGAAATCCTAGTGCATTTAAAAACTTTCTATGTGGGCCAGCAGAGTTCCTATCAACTAAAGTTAGTTGTGCATCTATAAAGTCGTCAAAAGCAGCCTTTACTGTGTAATCCTGCGAGTCGATGTTTAAAGGGGAATAAATAACCTCATTTAGAACCTGAAGATTCTGTAGCTTTTGCGTACCGCTAGTGTATGTTGCAGGAGACCCATCACTCGAATCTAATATTGCGTCAGCAGCACCCGAGAGATACGGGGTAGGGATGTAAGAACCAAAGGAGCAAGCTTCGACATTCCTCCAAACGTACTCTTGAAGACCACTAACTCCGTCGAATGTGGTAAGCTCTCTGCCTATAAAAAGGTCTGATAAACACTCTAATACATATGATGAGGGAGAATAATCTAATCCTCCCAACGCTGAGGTATTTAAAAAGTAAAACCACCCTAGACTATCTACTAAATAGTTATGTATACTAGAAGCATCAGCGTTATTAGTAAACGCTGAAAGTTCAGACACATTATCTTCTATAGTGCCTGGAGTATTAACCCCTGGAGGGATCAGCTTTGGAAGCAGCGTAGAAGAAAGATAATTATAGAAGTCCGCTTTAAACTCAAAGTTAGTGTAGTTCTGTCCTAAAGGAAGCAGGATGTCTTCTCGAAAACTTTGATTAGTAATTTTTGTTAGCTCGTTTTGCTTTACGAAATACTGCGATATACCCTCAAGGGAACCTAAATTTTCTGTCTGAGTTCCTGGTACGGAAGACAGGGGAAGGACTGTAGATATATTATTCGCTATATCAATATGAGAGTTGATTATTTGTGAAAGAGGATTTAGTTCAGTGCCACTAAGATCAATGTCTTCCTGCTGATACACTCCTGGAGTCAATAGCTCCAGTAACTCTACAAAGTTAGACTTGTAGTATTTTCTTGGGTTTGGGGTGTATTTGCTGTTATCAACCATTACGCTAGGTACTCTACATTAATAGTTAAGTTATTTAGTTGAATGATTTCATTAAAATCAATCCTGATATCTTGATCAACATTATCCAACGTAGAAAAGCGAACTTCGTCTACTTCGAAGATTGACCTATTCAAATCGGCAACAATAAGGTCCTCACCAAACTCAGTATTGTCTATACTGAGATAGGTTAAAATTTTATCTCTGACCTTAGCTTTAACTGCTTCTTCGTTTTCTTTCTGCCCTAAGTCCACTCGAATAGTGCAAACTAAATCTAAAGTTCTAATCAAACCATCAACAATAACGATGTCGTCTGTCATCATTTTTTTTGCGGTCATGGCTTTAAGAAGTTGAGTCTTGAAATTAGTTGTGGCCTTCTGTAACTGAAGGTCTCCCGCTTTTTCTAAAAGGTAAACATCTATTGTGTTTGCTGAAGAATAGGCGTTTCTAGTTGTAGCTGTAGCTTTTCCTACGGTGCCGAACGTACTGATGAACGAATTAGCAAACGAAGAATAATCCTCCAAAGTAACTAGTCGATCCTGTCTCCTAAATGTTAAGGGAGCATATTTCTTTGCGTGTTCTATAGTTTCAGCGTTTGCTCCACCAGTGGCCTTAGACGTATTTGTCATTGTCCCTTGATAGCTTGTTCCCCCATTGTTCGCTTGTACAGAAGCGTTTATGGCCCGTTTCTCCAGGTTTCCTCTAGTCCCCCCTCCCACTCTGTAAGTGACAGAGTATGCGGCGTCAGAAGGGGGCGATATTCCTGCCACCCCATTACCAAAAATTATGGTAGCGTTATAAAAATCGTCGTAGGTTATTTCAAAAATTTTATCTGAAGCGCCTGAAGCAAAGTAAACTGAGTCCACTTCCTTATATGCCCCCGCCGTATCTTCAGTGTTAGATTGAATAAATACTTCCACACTACCCTCAACCACAGGCCCATCAGTTAAAGGAATAGTTTTTTGGCCTTCCGTAGCAGCGAACTCTCCTGTCTCAACAACTAGTGCCCCCTCTTGAATAACCAAGTTTGAAAAGACATTCTTATTATCTCCTAAACCCTCACCACTAGGGTCTAAAAATATTTGAGCAGTTCTATTTGCATTATCAACTAAACCGTTAACAACCTTATAAAGAGTGTATGACGCTTGTGCTCCGTCTTCTGGGGATTGAAGCGTAAACACTCTTTCTGAAGGATTAATAACTAGTTGAGACACGCTTGTAAGGTCTTCGTTTGAAAAGGTTAGCTGTGCATCGGCGGCGGCTGATAGTGGTCCTCGCATGCGAATCCCAATTAACTCCAATAGCTTCTTTACGCTGGCTCGCTGCTGGGCAGTAGAGAGGTAATTCTCATTAGCTAACATGTCAGCCTTCATAGAAAGCACTGATCCCATGTAAGCAGCTAACTCTATAAACATCATGCCTAAATCAGATTCTACAAAATACTTATAATCGTCAGGATATACCGCTTTTATATAAGAAATAAGAGAATCCCTAAGAGATAAGAAGTCTGTGGCAGCGAAGTCTATAAGATCCATTCTCCTATTAAGAGCTAGTGGAGCTAACTTCATAAAGTCCGAAGATATAGTACCAGAAAAATTCATTGTATTTTTGCCTCGATATCAAAAACTTCTAGATCATCTGTGTCCAAACTAACAGACAAGATAACCCTGAGTCCGTTTCCGCCAGTGGCGTCATATTCCCCGGTTTCAAAAACGGAGACTCTCTGTAAAGTAGCCCCCACGATATAAGAAGAAAAAGATACACTTATGGTGTTTCTTATTGCTTCGAACAAATCAGCAGTAATCGGTTTAAATAAATATTTACGCAAGTTACAGCCATAGTTAGGCAGCATGAGCCTCTCCCCTCTTTCTGTTTTTAAGAGTTGCGCCACGGCCTGTCTTATCATCTCTCTACCACTATTCTTCTTAAAAAATCCTCCCGTATATGTATCCTTTCCCAAAGGGAAAGTTAGACCATATACCTCTTGCCGCTTGGCTCTAGGAGCCTGTTCCTCATACTTGGTGGGTCTTATCCCAAAACGAAATACTGTTGAATTAGCGGCCATTAGATTTTAATATTCTTGAAGAAGCCCTTCTGGGCATCATAATTTATTTTTACCTCTGTACTATTTAGTGCTTTCGAGTAAAATTTTAAGCTTCCTAAGTGTCCCCGAAGACCACTTGTTATTCCTCCTCTGTCACCTCCCATAAAGTTTCCTTTATAGTACATACCATCTGTGTAACCCCCTCCGACAATCCAAGGAGTGTAGAAGGTATTTAAGAGTGGACCCTCCCTCAGAATCTGGGGTGCGTCTACTGTCGTAGAAGAATACTCGAAGCTGTTAGCTTTCTTGAACGTGGGCAATGCCGCTGCTTGACCCATAGGCATACCAAACACATCTGTCATGGAAGATAGTGCTATTAAGTCTCCATCCGCATACATTTTAACTTCGTTTCTTATTGGATCACAAGCCACATCAATCAACACAAACTGTGAAGAAACATCCCCAAACTTGGTAGAGTTTAAGTCTACTTTCATCTTAAGAAGGTCTGGGTAATTTACACAGTCACTCTTGTTAACAAATGAAGCCGCAGAAGCATCTCTAGATATTGTCGGAGCTATGAAAAAGCTTAAAGAAGATACGGGATCATTGGCTGCATTATCATTGCTGTGGTAGATTGGATTAGACGAAGTTGATGTTTGAGTTATTCGCCTGTCCCTGGTGAATCCGCAAAGCATACCTCGAACCAGTTGTTCTCCCCTGTTGTTAGGTAAGAAGTCCAAGTCTCTTACTGATCCGTCCGTATCTAGATTTGACACCCCCTCCTTAATTCCCACGTTCTCGCTTGCTAAAACAACCTTAGTTAGTGAAGAAGGGCCTCCACTCAACCAGCCTTCTGCGGCGTCTGTAATATTTGGCACATGCACCCAGAACTCCATACTAAAGCCAGAGGGGGAGTATGTTAAGTTTCTATACTCAGGTGTGTCAGGAAGCTTTACATAGCTTCCTAAGGCCGAAGCAGCTTCCACCTCAGTTGTCTTGTTTTTTACTATACCTTGTAGGTAAGGAATGCCCAAACCAGAAACAAAGATGTCTCTCTTAGATGTGCCTACTAACTGAGCGTTATTGTACATATCCTCCGTAGCGCAGTTGGTGGTTTGGAATTCCTCTGAACCAGGAAGCTCCAAGTCCGTATCTAAAAAGTTGTATATTGCAAAAAGGTCTTCAGTTACAATAGCGTCAGTCAACGAAAGCACCGCTGCATTAATATTATCTACTGAGGATGGGGTGTAAATAATACTGCCTCTTCCAACTGTTGGGACATTCAAGTGCTCGTAGCTAAGTGAATCCGGCTTGGCTGTTGTCCTCACATACTTAGCATTAATAGGAAGAACAATTCCGTCAACTTCAGCTTGCTCAAAAACAAGAGCTTTTTGCTTTTCTAGATCAACCTGAAGGTTATAATCAGCAAGGAAAGAGAAATCATTTATAGGAACTTTTCCTGGAGCAAATACGGGCGCTGTTTCCCCGCCGTAAATCTGTGGGGCCTTCACAGCGACTTCAATCTGCTTTTTTCTTCTGTTAAGTTTATCGTTATGATTAGCTATCTCAGAGATGATAAGCTGCTTTTGATTCAATACGATAGCATCGTTCTCGTCACCTATCTCGTTAATGTAAGTTTGTAGATCGGCTGAGAGATCAAAAACTAGTTTATCTCTTTGCTGCTTTAAGACTTGCAAAAAGTGATCCTGATCATAATACTCTTGCATGCCTAAGCTGTCGTCAATCAGTGCTACATCAAAGATGTTGTCCGCGAACTTATTCAGGGAGTTCAGATCAATCTCATCACCGCGCCCCCCAAGGTTAGGATCAAAGTTATATTTCCATCGGTCACCCACAGGTATGATGCCTGAAATAGATGTATATATTGGATCTAATCCTCCTTTTTGGGAGTCGTAGTATAGACCATCTTTAGTTAAAAGGTACTGACCTGTTGTTGTTTGCGGAGGCCCAAACGTAAGGCGGAAAGTTCCTTCGTCGTCGAGACCAGGATCAACTGCTCCAGAGGTGTTTAGTAGAGATAACCCGTACTCAGCATCGTCTTTAAATAAAGGCTCTAAGGAAGGGTCAGCTTGTCTAGCTTGAATTATTTGATTGATTCTAGCTTCTAAAGCATTTGCTTTGTCGATGAAATCTTTTCCCTCATTAGCTAACTCAATTGCAGCAGCATACTTTTGGTTAGCCTCAGCCTGACGTTGTTCTGGAGTTTTATTCTTCGACCCGTAGGAGGGGTCTGAAGCTTCAAGGTAATCTTTGTACCCTCCGACGCAATCAAGAATAGCTTGAACCTGATCAACGGCAGCGTTGATCCCGTTGTAGATATCCGCTCCAAATTCAGCCAAAGCATTGATGTACTCAATTATAACAAAAAGCTGATCAAGGCCAATGCCCATCCAGCCTTCTCCGATCTTAAACTGAAATCTGCCTGTAGCTAAATCAAAGGTAAAGATTCCGAAGTCTAGCTGTACCATACGATACAGCTTATTGATAAACTCCTGCGCTTTTGCTCTAGCCTCTTGAGTGGCTAAAGAAATACTTACTAGAACAGGAGTAGGGAGAAGACTTAACAAGTCTTCACCAAGATTTAGAAGGCAGCTAGGCATACCATAGGTGATACCTAACGCTCGGATTGCGCCAGTTCCTTCTCCTTTTACGCTAAGAAATGTTTCTAGATCAAAAGATGCCATTTATAAAACTCCTGTAAATGCATAATCTCCCAAGTTAAGAATACCTTTTGCTATCGGTGCAGGTAGATTAGAATTAGGTAATGCTAGAGAGGGTAGACCAAGTGTGCCCGGAGGGGCTCCAGCAAGGCTAACTATACTTCCGTTAACATTTGTAGGCCCTAAACTATCAATAATGACAGCAGACTCACCTCTAATAGATAGTGGTCCTAACGAGTTTAATCTTAATCCTCCTACCCCAGCGTTAATATCAATAGTCGTGGCATCTAAAACAATTTTTCCTGCGGTAGGATTTAGGCATTTTAATACAATAGTTCCATCCGGGGCATTGGTCTGAAGTTGAATTAATTGCTGTGTTCCTGTTGGGCTAGTAGTCTCTAAAAATATTCTTCCTATGAGAGGAGACTTGGACATGATGTTTACATCACCCCAATCACTTTGAACATTTACGTTTCCACAAGGGTTAAGAGGATTAACATGTTGAAAATTACCCCAAAAAACTCCATTGGCGCTGTTTCGCACGGTTAACTCTCGACCGCCGCTGCCGACGCGGGCTTCGAGGTCGCTGCCCGTGCTTCGTAATAGCTGAGGACCCTTAGACATAATCTCAATCGACTGCGCGTCTTTTCCAGGAACAAATTGAGGGTTACTTGTTAGTGTAATAGAAGCGTTGTTCCCAGAGTCCAACTTAATGGAGTCAATGCCTGGGCTATCGTGCATCGTAATCTTCTTTCCGCTTCCTGTCCTAAGTTCCGCTTTAACATTATTAACAGTCTTTTGGTCATTCTCGTCTGAAAGCTCTAAAGCTTGACCGTTATTTCCTTGCAAAATTACTTTAGCAGGAACTCCAGCAAGTTTATTTATACCCGGATCTATTCTAGAGAAGGGTGTAGAAGTATTTTCTTTATCCTCACTTGATGTTAACTCAGGAGAAAATGTTGCTCCCATGTAGTACCAGCTATCGCTACCTTCGGGGCAACAAACCAAAATAGGAGTAAATAGCTCAGGGACCGCAATCATTCCAGCAGTCCCCCCACTACCATAAGGGCTAACGTAATAAACAGTTTGAAGCCCCTCCATCCCAGAGATCTTAGCTAAAAATACACCCCTAGTAGAAAGATCTACTCTACTCCTAACTTCTGCTGTCTTTATTTGTGTCTTCTCTAGTTCCATATTATTTTAGAATTTTGTATAAAAATTGGGAGCAGGTATAGTTTTCCACAGATCAGCCTGATCCTTCGGTAGAGTGACCGGAACCGTAAAGTTTTCGTCTCCAACCTTGATGGTTGGGATGTTAACTGTCTCTAGCTTTGTTGTCATATCAATTTTAGCTAACTGAAATTCAGAATGACATTTACCAGAACTTATGGTATGCTTAAGTCCTGTTATAAAATACAACCCAGTTAGGAATCGGTTAAATTTAGATCTTTTTACTTTACCAGAAGTTTTTACAGGGGCGTCTTCAGCTAGTAGGATTACGGGTTTTGATACTAAAGCACCTCTTGTAGCTAGGTTGAAGAAGGGCAGCGTTTGTATGGTTGCGCTTCTAGTTACCTTGGTAATCATATTAGCGAACCTATCCATTAGTTGAGGTGGGGACTGCTCAAGCTCCTCTTCAATTTCTACAGTCATAGCATTTCCGTTTCTACTTATTGCCTCAACAAAACTAGCAATAGCTTTCTCTCTAGCATCTCCATCATCATAGACTTCCTTAACTAAGTCAGGACTTAGCTTATCCATAATCTTTTTTATTAGTTTTTTATTATCTAAAGCAGGACCAAAGGAAGAATACTTATTTGCTAGAACAGCTTTTGCCATACCCGCTTGATCTAATATTTCAAAATCGTTTTCTCTAATATTTATTCCTCCTCCCTCTTTTACGAATTGTGCCACTCGATCTATATTTGCGGCAAAAGTTAAAAGTAGGTTAGCAAAATAATTACCCTCATCTTTAGCTTTTATGGAGAGCACATTCGGATTTTGTGTGTTATACCTGAAAATAGGAATAGCTTGTTTTTCAACGTCTTCATCAACATCAGTAACGCCTTCAACACTGGCAAGGGCAAATTTATCAGGAACAGAGTAAAGGTTTCCTAATAAGTACCCAGGGTATTTTACACGATTCTTTTCTTTAATTTTATTAGCGTATTCTCCGCTACCAAAGAAAGCTAAGTCGTCTTTGTAAATATACCCAGCTAGGTCTTTCATTCGGTCTCCAGTGTAAACTAAAGCATTAATAAAAGATGCATCTCCTAATATGTAAGTATCCTTGTTTGAATCAAAGCCGGGGAGGTCTGATAAAATATCAAGTAATTCCATATCTGACTCCGCAATATAAATTGGATAAGGCGTATATGCATCACCAGATACTTTACATATATTATTTATTACTGATTTAACTTTTGCTAGTGCGTCTGGAGTTTTTCCAGTATCAGAAGCCTCCATTGATGCGTAGAATTCATTATTTTCATAAAGGTCGTCACCCGCTCGGAGCGGGATACCACCAGACTTCGCTTGCTCTACTATCTGCGCTGGAAGCAGATTTGGTCCGGAATTTGCGTTCGCCTGTGTAACTTTATAAGGACCCTTCGGAGTTATTAACAACTGTAAGCCTAGCTTTTTCAAAAGAGCTTCTACTGCAAATCTTTTATCTTCATACCCATAGTTAGGGCCGAATCCACCGGGAGAGGTTTCTCCTTTTACCCTTTCATAATACTTGGAAAGGGTAATATTGAGATTTGGTAGTAATAAAATAACATTAGCTCCCCCAGTGAACTTTTTCACAAATCTAGTTACAACATCAACTACAAGTTTATGAATGTCTAGATCACCACCTAGTAAGTCGTCGCCATCACCGTAAATCGGAAAGCCCGATCTATCATTTCCAAAAAAATTTAACTCATCGCTATAAGAGGTAAATCTAGTTTTATATCCATATAGGACTGCATCTAAACTTTGGTTGTATAATCCTTTCCTGTTATCTTTATTTAAAGATCGAGGAACAGGAGCAAATCTAAGTGTAATTTTTCTTGTTTTTGAGGGATCTAAAACTACGCCTGTTATCATTAGTCTTTGTACAGGAGACCAATATTCAGGATTTGGACCTACACCAAAGGAAAGATAAAAGTATTTTGTTTTGCTGAGGTCCACTATATTTTTAAATTCCGCAGAGCCAAGCTTAGATAATTCCTTAGTAGACTTTAATATTTCTTCTTCTTCTTTTTTTTCTATTGAGTTTTTTTCTTTAGGATTTCCGAAAGACAGATACCTGCCTAGAGATAAAAATGCACTTTGTGTATTGATATATAAATCTTCAAATTCGTTTTTAGGATCTATAATCTCTAAAATAGCCTCAGTCTCCGAACCCATCATGTTGTAGTTAAACGAAATAATGTTTGGGTTATTTTGGGTGCTAAACAGAAATACATCTTTGTTGTCTTGTGTAAACATAGGTGCTCCTGAGCCCAATTTCTGGAGGGCTTTGTTTAGAGCATCTCTGCTTTCAGATATAATGATGTTCCCCGCTGCAACTGTCATGATAACTTAGGTATTAATATTCTATCGTTTACTTTAAACCCTTCGAAAGGATCTGATATGGAGTTAACTTCCATTAGAAGCCACCACTTACCTGGATCTCCATAGAATACATTTGATATTAAATCCGGCCTGTGCGCGTATCCCTCAGGGACGTAACCGATTTCATACTCATAAGAAGTGTCAAGATTTTCTAAGAGTAGATCATGACCTTCACTATGAACAATTGTATTAACTGTATTGTTTCTATGCCTTACTACGGTCTCACCTAATTCGTAAGGGCCTCTATCCTGCGCTATTCCCTCTGGCATCAGTTAAACCTCCCTGGGTCCATGCTTTGGTGTGGACTTGAGATTACTGCTTCCCAACCAACTAGGTTGTCTCTAGCGACCAAATCTCCCGGTTTGAACTTTTCGTAGTCTCCAGCTCTTAATTCTTCTAACCTCATTGATACCTTAACTTGACGAGGCATCATAGTTTGAAGATCGTACCCTGCTGCTTCGACTGGTTCGAAGTTGTAGTCTGTGCATATACAAGGAATATTTTGGAACATTATACCGTGATTCAACCTGACTACAGGAGGACCGTAAATAGGCTGCTCTGAGTTATTTGTAACTGAAGCTCGAATAATGTTCATCCAATACATAACTAAATTTATTAGTCTGTACTTTTCTTTAGATGCAGAAAGTGTATTGCTAGGATTATTATTGAAAAGTGTCGTTGCGTTTGATTGAGCTAAATACCCCAAAGGGACATCAACACCTGGAAAAAGATTAAAATTAGTTTGTTGAAAAACAGGATCTAAAGTACGAACTTCACTAAATTGAGTATTCGAATAAAACTCATTAAAGAACTTTTCCGCATCAGCCTTAAGCCCTCCCCTTGCTCCTCCAACGCTTTCTATTTCTCCTGCGGCGGGAGCAAAGAATCTATTTCTTTCTGCTTCATTATTCTCTACGGATACTGTGCTAATGTAGTTTTCTAATGCAGTGGACGTACCTTGCTCTAATATGTGAGGAAAGTTCAAGTTAAAAGTTAGATTTAACTTTCTAGATTCGGCTCCGAGGTAGGTGTAAAGTTGGCTGGATCTGGCTAATAAATCGTATTTTTCATACCTTGCTCTTTTCGATTCCGTTATGCTTAGGTTTTCAAAGAAAGGCATAGTTACGGCGGTATCTACGCCTCCACCCACAGAGGGAAATTCAAAAGTAAGCTTAGACCTTTCCTCTAGCTTCCTATCTTTAATAAACTGGCTCATTATCTAGCTCCTCCTATCGCGGTTGCACCTGGGCCAGGAGGTATATCCTTGCCGATGACATTAGCTATATCTACTTGTGCTTTCAATGAAGCAAGAGCGATGTCCCTCTCTTCATCATAGTTAGATAGTGTTATAGCAAGAAGAGTGTCGCCTAAGCTTTTTACAGATTCTGTCATAATCATTGTAGGCTCTGCAAAATCAGGAGGTTCTTCCGTATTCTCTTTAATGTCGTTTAAATACTCATTCATTATCCGCAACTGCTCGTCTGGGTTCAACTGTTCTATTTTAAACTCGTCCAGCATCTGGCTAACACCTTGAACCACAGTTCCAAAATTATCTTCAAAGCTCCCACTCCTTGCTTCTTCAATCTGTCGCTCCAGGTCTTTTAACATCGCAAAGCCGTCAGCGGCCATCATTGTTTCGTGCTTATACTTTGAATAGATTTCACCCTTCTCGTTGGTTTTTCTAATTTCTATGGCTCTCTCAAACATCTTATCCCTAGACATTCTATCGTTCATCTCGCCATACTTATTAATTATTCCCTGCTCCGTCAACTGAGTCTTTAGTTCATCTCTTTGTTTCTTTAGGGGGCCAGTAATACTTTCAATTAGATTAGATTCAAATTTCTCCCCCATACTTTTTTCAGGAAATAGAGTCATTTGGGTCCCCGCTTTGTATAAGTAATTGCTATCTATATTTATTAGTTCGTCGAGAATACCACCTACTTTATTCAACAACAAGGATGCGAGAGACACAAACAGGTTTGCAATCTTAGCCATGCTGTTGTATATGTTTATAAATACCCTGGCTATGGCTTCAGGGTCTCTGATTAGCGTAGATAGTTTATTAGAAAATTCTTGAACTTTAGGAACAAGAACAGTATTCAGTGATCTCATGAACGATGCAATTGATCCGTATAATTCTGTGAAAACTACCTTGTCAAAAGGCTCAAGTATCTCATCAAAAAGAACTGATATTTGATCAGCAAAGTTAGCCCTCTCTATTTGTTTTTGTACTTTTCTAGGATCCATCTCTCCTAGAGCTTTAATAGAATATGCTACATTACCTAGGGCGTTAACCGGAACAGAGAATCCCTCAATCATAGTTCCAAGATCGCCCGCCATGCTATCCACAACTCGACTTGATTGTCTCGCAGCGTCCATAAACGCTTTCTGCACACCCGCCTCATCTAAACCTTGAATAGCCCTAGTGAAGCCTTGGACACCCAGGATGCTTCTTTTCTGCATGGCTTCAAACGAAGGGTCGAACATCAACTGAGCAAAATCTTTGAATTGCTGTTGCATCTCAGGACCAAGTTGCCCCGCCGCTTTTACTAGCCCTCCAACTGCGGACTCCATTCCAGCAGATTTAAACAGAGGAATAAACTGTTTTATGGCATCTACTGATTCTACTAATGTATCTATACTGACCGTAAATTTATCCCTGGTATCTCTAAGAGTTTCTACTAGAGTGTTTCTCTGTCTAGTATCCATTCTCATAGTGGTGTTAAGAAAAGCTAGAGATTTTGCTGTTCCTTTTACGTCACCACCAAGAAGCATCTGTTCATTGATCAAGTCTCCTATCGAACCATTTATCTCATCAAGCTCAATACCTGCTCTTAGTCCTTCGAAAACAACTCCTAGTCGCTGAGTAAAATCACCACGAAACTGATCGACCATCAACTCTTTAATAGGCTTATCCCGATCAATAACACCTCTAGACACTAGATCATTAAAATCTTGATTTAGTTTAGAAACACTCTCTGAAAAGGATGTTCTTAGAACACTACCTTGTCGATCCATTGTAATGTTCAACTTTGATAGTCTTTCTCCAAGACTATCATTGTTTTTTGCAACATCCTTTATGGGTCCTAAATCAGTACCTAATTTAGTGGTCGATTCCTTATAACTTTTTGATAATTTATCCGTGCTTTCTTTTAGATCCCCAAGAGTACCTATTTTTGCTGTTGTAGCGTTTAAACTCCTTGCTAACTCGTCCGTGCCTTTCCTAACATCTCTAAGCGCACTTTCCGTCCTAGCGGCTGAATCTTTAGCTGATTTATTAAAGTTCTTCTGTAGCTTATCACTTATAGTTAACTGCTTTGTAAGCCCTCCAAGTGACTGACCCAGCGCCAATGAAGCCTTCTGAGCTTTATCCGCCTGTTCCACCTGAGTTTTTATCTGACCTATAAGTGTCCCTAAAGTAGCATTTAAAATTTCAAATGTTAGTGCAAGCATTATATTTCAATTCTCCATACAGGGCTTTGGATCTTGGAGAGAATGTAGGTTCTGTAATTCTCTTCAGGTAGCTCCTTATTCTTATATAGAGTAACTAAAGACTCCGGGGTATAATCTGCCGCTAAAGGAACTTTGAAGCCTGTAAAAAGTTTATTACCCGTTCTAGCGTCCTTAACCACTGGGGTAACGGACAAAACAACTACCCAATCACCCTGGTAGAGGAACATTACTAGCCTACCTTTGTCTATACCTGACGCCGATTTAGGCACTATATGGATTTTTAGCGGGTCGTTTCTATCGACCTGATATAAAAATCTGGTAATTGGTAGTGAAAAAAACCTCATTTGATACTCTTATATATTAGTATATAGGTAATCAAATTGAGCAAAAACATAGACATTGAAATAGTAGACTTCCTTGACCTGATAAATCATACACTGAGTAATGCCTTTACAGAAAAGTGGAGACATAAGTATAGTGAAAAATTTATAAAGCATTTCCAGTTGAAGCTTCTTGACTCGATGAATAAACAGAAGCCTATAAAAAAGGAAATGCTTTATAATTATCTTACTAAGAAGTGTAAGTACTCAAAAGAACAGGTATTAAACTTCTTTTCTACTATTGATATTGATATTTACAAACCTTTTATTTACGGTCCTTTGAAGATTTCTTCTTAGCCTTTAGCTCGTCAAACTTCTTGGTACAGGTCTGTGGGTCGTTATACTCAGGACACAGACCCTTATAGGCACACCAGTTACAGAAATCGTTCCTGCTAGGCTTTAGTTCCGCTTTCTTCTTCTTTCTGATCTTCCAGACCTCATCAACTATGTTCTTGACATGTGCATTGATCTGGGGTACGCTATACTGGACATGCACGAAGTTGTTCGTCAAGGGATAGTAATGTGCAGCCACAATATTCTTGACGGGCACATCGTACATCTTACTGACAGCATACACATAGCCCTTCAACTGTGAGTCCTGGTATAGGTCTACCTTGCTCTTCTCTCTCTTTGAAGTCTTGTAGTCTATCACCAGATAGCCTCCGTCTTTGCCTTTGATTACACGGTCAATGACGCCATTGAGAGTTATATCGTCCTTTACAGGGACCTGGAAGACTAGCTCTGTGGCGATGCTTCCCTCTAACCCAGCGTTGAACTCAAGAAAGTTACGGAAACACGTTGAATCTTTGCCCTCATACTTCTTTGATATAGTCCATGTGCCCTTCACACTCTCAGCAATCTGCTCTAGTTCCTCTTGCGTGGTGGCCTCAACGCCATCTTCAAGGACCTTATGGATGTAAGATCCAAAGTGGAGAGCCTCTGTGTTGGCCTCTTCGGGCTCTGGTAGCCTATCTACATAGCGGAAGCAATATTTCAACTGGCACTGTTTAAAAGTTTGATACTTAGATTCGGATATAGTATTTATGTACATGATTTCACCTCAGTTTATTAGAGAGTTCCTTACCAAGAATTTCTCGGATATCGGACGTTTATCTGCAAATGATCGTGAGTTTATCATGGAGTCTCCTTTTATAAGGAATGACTACAAGCGACACTGCTCCGTTAATGTAGATAGTGGTCTATGGCAGTGCTTCAAGACAGGAAGGAACGGAAACTTTGTTAGCCTGTATGCTCACCTTCAAGGCATAACCTACTTCAGTGCCCAGAAGGAACTCATTATTAAAAACTTTGATTACCTAGGTAAGCCCATCCCTCTGGGTGTCATGCCTGAGGAAAAGAGGCTGGAGCTTGACACCAGCAAGCTAATCCCCCTCAACATAGCGTCGGGCTTCTCTGACGACCCCGATGTACTGAAGGCGTGGTCTATCCTGTATGACCGCAAGCTATTCACAGAGATTAACGACACTAAGGCAGAATACTTCCTATGCAAAGAAGGTAAGTTCGCCAACAGGATTATTATTCCCTTCTCCAAGGACGGTATGGTTTTTTACTTCCAAGCTCGCGCTATGGGAGACGAGAAGCCTAAGTACCTCAACCCATCCACTGAGATCGCCCCCAAGTCATCAGACATCCTGTACCCCTACCGTGAAGACATGGGTATGCTTGTTGTCTGTGAGGGGCCTCTGGACGCCATCTCATTCCAGCTACAGGGAATTAACGCCACCGCCACGATGAAGAATATCGTCAGCCCGAGGCAAGCAGAGGCGCTGGCTACCTTCGACGGGGATATTGTCCTTGCTTTCGATAACGACACGGCGGGTGAGCGAGGATTCGAAGCTTTTGACAGGTTGAGGAAAGAGCGCCTGATGGACGAGTTCTTTGTTTGTAAACCTCCTAAGGGCTACAAAGATTGGAACGAGGCGCACAAGAACGGCCATGATCTTGGCAATCATCTTGTAGATAACATGGCCCTTTATGATTTTGAGTATAAGATGTTCAACGAGATCAACTTAATGTGAAGTACAGGGGCGGCGTAACGATAAGTTCCTTAAGTAAGTTGTACTTAAGAGTTAACCTGTACTGCCCAGTTAAACCTCCAAAATCTGCCACGTTAGCGTGAGTAGCAAGCGTGGTAGTATCAAAATTAAATACCAGTGTATTGTCTGAGGTAATGTCAATAAGTGCGCTGGTGTCTGAATAGCCAGACACCTCAACATGAGCAGGGAGTGTTGGAGTTCCTTCGTTTATCTTTTCTATAAGAATCTGAGGGTTTATTATTGCCGACTCCTTAAAGATATTTCTAATGCTTTGGTCGATATCCTTGTTGCCTATTGTCATTTCGGTTGTTATCTTGATGTCCTCTTTTGACCCAAGAACTATATGTTTGTTAATTAGTTTGTTTTTAGTCGTAAGAAGTACAGGCTGAGTAGTAACAAAGAAAGTATCATCATAAAGGTGGAAATCGTTTATGAGAGACTGATAGGTAGACCCTTCAGCAAGCATAACAGTCCATACGTCAATGTAATCTCTTACCGCACTAGCAGAATTTTCTACAACTATAGAAGATCCATGTAGGTTGTACACCCCACTGATGTCCTGCGTGCCGTCTAGAACGACAACGTACTCACCCTTGGAAACTCGGTAAACTCCGCTTGTAGATGCAATATCCGTACTCGGATTGTATCCTGATGGGTCTTGTGCAGGAAAGCCTCCATCTTCGCCCGAAGGAGCAAAGTTCATTCTAACGATACCTGAAGCGATTCCTGAGGAAATTAGGTTTTCATCTAGAATGGTGCTTGGAGTGAAGTTGGCAGACTTGTCAAATACTGTTACTGCACTAATATCATACGGATCAACGTACTCACCATCATTTATGAAAAAGGCTCTGAGGCCCACCTTTTGTAGCACCGTGGGCCTATTGTTTCTATCTACTAAGCTATTTCCGTTTAATTGCATTTGATTCCCTCTCGGCGTCTTCGCGCAGAAGTTTGAGGAATATAGTCCTCTCTAAGCGAGTCATCTCCTTTACGTCAGAATAAGTAAAGTTAGCTCGCTTTACCAATATATAGGCTTCTAGAAGCAGAGAATCTAAATCAATTATCTGTTCTAGCTCACGCCGAAAAAATTTGCTGTTATTGGTAGGTCAATGACTGACACCCCTCCGCAGGATTTACACTTAAGTTTAACTTTGGTATCCACACCGAAATCTAAGTTAAAGGCGGAAAGAATGGTCTTTATGTCTACTAATGGCAACTTGTTCAAAACCTCAGCAATAATTGCTTTGTCCGTGTGGCCGTCTATTGATTCCACAAAACGCCATAATCCATCAAGAGAATCCTCAGCGTTAGCTAAAAGTTTTTCGTCACTAACTCTAGGAAGACGAACATTTACTTCTTTTTTTGCTTTGGGGAGCTTGACAATGACAGGCTCAGTAAACTCGTCTGGAACTTCGTGAACCAATAGTTCGGAAAGTTTTATTGTTGTTGGGTTTTCTGTAGAGCAGTGACTGCAAGCCAAAAGAGTCTCATACTCGTCACCGTAAGAAATTTCTCTCAATTTCATGATGAGGTATAGTTTATCGAATGATAAAAGCTTTGTTACGGAAATTCCATCCAAGCAGCGATCCAGAAGTAGGTTAATGGGATCCTCTGTCTTTGCACTAATTAATTGCTTCTCATCCTCAAATGTCATGGGCCTCAAAGTAAGTACATGATCTTCTTCTAAATCATAAACTTTATTTCTAGAGGGAAGATACACTTGAACTTCCGTATCCTCTGGGACATCACTCAAAATATCGTTGATTATATCTTCTTTAGATTGCATAAATAAAACTCCTAATTATACTATAATAGTATGATGGAAATACTAGTAGGAGTACAAAAGAGTCTTATCAAGA